ATGCTCGGCCGCGAGCGGTGCGACGAGATCGTCGCCACCGCCGTCACGCTATCGCCCACCGGCCGGGCTGCGGCAACCGCCAACAACCGGGCCGCCATGCGGAGGCTGTGGGAGGGTCGCGTCCGCGACGAGTACGCCAGCCGGGCCGGGTTCGCGTTCATGACCATGCTCATGTGGTGGGCCATCGGTGCCATCGTGCAGGCACTCGCGAAGAAGTGGTTGGAGGACAACCCGTGACACAGAAGATAAGCGACGCGATCGACGTTGGCATCCGCATCGCACGCGAGTTCGGATTTCCGTGCTTCGTCCTGGCGGTCGTCGGCTATTGGGGCCAGCTGGCCGCGGTGGCACTGCACGAAACCGTCCTGAAGCCGGTCGTGGAATCGCACTCCACGTTCCTGAAGACCACTTCCGACACGCTCTCCACGCTCTCGCGGTCACAGGAGCGACAGGCCGACACCCTCGAAGAATTGGCCGCTGGTCAGCGAGAACTTCAGCACACCATTGGCAAGGCCGTGGGCGAAGGGGGTCGGCGATGAGCGCCACCGTGAAGATCGAGGACCGGACGTCCGACGTTCGCCGTGCCATGCGCCGCGCGACGTTCAAAAACCTCGGCCACGCCGGCGCCAGCCTCCGCTTGGCCGCACGGCGATTGATCCGGACGCGGCAGAATGCCAGCGATCCAGGCACGCCGCCGCACACCCGCAAGGGAGCGCTGCGAAACTCGATCCTCTACGCCGTCGAGGGTGACCACACGGTGGTCATCGGCCCCGCATCGCACCTGATTTCCGATGTCGCCGCGGCCCACGAACACGGCGGCACGCAACGTCCCAGGTCGCTCCGCGGTGAGTCCAAGGAAACGCTCATCACCGCAGGAACCAACTGGAAATTGTTTGTCGGCGGTCACGGCCCGATCGGCGACACATCCGGCACTGCCTACATCAAGTTCGTCAGCGAAGCCCAGGTCGAAAAGAGCAGGCGGTACATCGAAACCGCCCGATCCGAAGCCTTCGGCAACACTCGCAGAGCACGCATACAGGCAGAAAAACGCCGCGTCCGCGCCCTCGTCGCCGCACAGGGCGGTGTCGCCAACTACCCGAAACGCCCGTTCATGGGGCCGGCCTTGATGCAAAACATCGACCGGCTTCCGCGACTGTGGGCCAACAGCGTTCAGTGATTCTCGACCGTACCACCCAACCCCCAAGGAGGGACAGCAGATGACCAGGATCGGATTGGATTGCAAGCTCTACTACAACACCGGCTCCTACAGTTCGCCCAACTGGCAGGAGATCACGAACGCGAAGGACGTGACCATCCCGCTGACGAAGGGCGAGGCCGACACGAGCCGGCGTGGCACGACGTGGAAGACGCGTCGCGGCACCCTCAAGGACGCCTCGATCGACTTCCAGATCGTGCAGGAGGACGGCGACGCCGCGTTCGCCGCCCTGCTCGACTCGTACCTCAACGGCACGCCGATCGAGCTGCTCGCCCTCAACGGCGATGTGGCCGAAGCCGGCTCCGAGGGGCTGCGATGCACCTGCGAGGTGTTCAGCTTCCAGGACGGCCAGGCCCTGGAATCGGCTGTGGTCTACGACGTGTCGGCCAAGCCCACGCCGAGCGAGCATGATCCCGAGTGGTACGAAGCGGCGGGGGCTCCGTGATGTCCGCCACCTTCACGGATACGGCCGGGCGCGTTTGGTCGGTGTCGATCGGCACCGACACGATCAAGCGCGTCCGGTCTCTTCTGTCCGTCGATCTCATGGAGTTCGTCGAAGGCTCGCTCATGGGCAAGCTCATGGGCGACGTCGTGCTGTTCGTCGATGTCCTGTACGCCATCTGCAAGCCGGAGGCAGACGCCAAGGGAGTCACCGACGAGCAGTTCGGCCGAGCCATGAGCGGAGACGTCCTCCAAGCCGCTGAGGAGGCGTTGGCAGAGGGGCTTTTTACTTTTTCCCACCCGTCCCGCAGGGAAGCGGCGCGGAAGGGGTGGGAGAAGGCGAAGCAGCTGCGGCAGCGAGCGTGCGAGATGGCGACGGTCAGGCTGGACGATCCGTCGATCGACCGGCTGTTCGAGGAGCGGATGCAGGAACGGATAGCCGCCCTCGAATCACCGCCACCGATGTCTGGAAGCTGATTTACCAACTCGCCGGCGTCGTGGGGGTCGATCCCGGCCCCCTGACGCTCCGCGAACTGGTGTGGATGGCAGATGGACGGAGACGAGACGAATGGAGGCGAACGGCTCGAGTTTGCAGCGTGCTCGCGAACATTCATCGCGATCGCAAAACACGCCCGACGCCGTTCACCGATGACGAGTTCAATGACTACGGAAGCCCGCGTCCGCCCGAGCGGCGGATCAAGGCACCGATCACGATCCTGAAGAGCATTTTCCTTCCGCAACGCCAAAGGATTTCATCGTGTCGTCGTCTGCCATCCGCGCCGGTGCCGCCTACATCGAATTGACGCTCCGCGACCGCGTTTCGCGGCCGCTGCATTCGGCATCCCTCGCGCTGAAGGATTTCGGCAACGCCGTTTCGTGGCAGGGGGCCAAGATCGCTGCCATGGGTGCGGCGATCACGGCCCCGCTCGCGGCCATGGGCCATGCGTTCGCGCAGTCCGCCCTCGAGCTCGGGCGTGTCGGGAGCCGCCGCGATGCGGTCAACATTTTCAACTACATCGCGGCGTTGATGCGGCTCTCCGACGCGTTCAAGGCACTGCGAGACGCCATCGGTTCCGCGGTGCTGCCGCTGATGACGCGGTGGCCGAACACGCTGGCACGAATCCTGTCGCAGGCGGCGGCATGGGTGCGGCAAAACCGAGCCCTGGTGCAGACGATCGCACGTTTCGGGGCGGTGCTGGCCATGGCCGGAACGGCGCTGGTGTTCGTCGGCCGCGGGATCGCGACGCTCGGCAGCGTGTTCGGCGCGCTGGCCACCGTCACCTCCACGATTGCCACCGGCATCGGCATGCTCGGCGGGCTGCTGGCATCGCTGCTGACGCCCCTCGGCCTGGTCATCGTCGGCGCGGTCGCGTTCGGGGCCTACATGCTCGTTGCGACGGGCGTTGCCGGGGACGCGATTGGCTGGCTTCAGGGGAAGTTCGCCGAGCTGCACGACGACGCCATCAAGGCGTGGCAGGGCATCGGCGACGCACTGGCCACGGGAGACATCAAGCTCGCGGCCGAGATCCTCTGGCTCACCCTGAAAATGGAGTGGCAGAAGGGCGTCGATGCGTTGAACCAAATGTGGATCACGGCCAAAGACTTTTTTCTCACGACCTGGAGTGATGCGTCGTATGCGGTCGCTGGGTTCTTCATCGACGGCTGGGCCATGGTCGAAAACGGCTGGGTCGAGACCGTGGATTTCCTGCGCGACACATGGGCCATCTTCACCAACGTGCTGCAAAAGACGTGGCACAACACGGTCGGCTTCATCAAAAAGGCGTGGGTGAACCTCAAGGCACTCTTCGACAAAGACATCGACGTCAATGCCGAGGTCAACCGGATCAACACCGAAACCAACGCGGCCAATCAGGAGGCCGACGCCAAGCGGGACTCTGGAATCCTGGAGCGCGACAAAAAGCGGAACCAGCAAAAGGCCGACATCGAGGAACGTCGCAAGCAGTCGCAGCAGAACCTGGGCGACATGCAGGCGACAGACGACGCCGGCCGGCAGGCCGAGTTCGAGCGGCAACGCAAAGCGTCCGAGCAGGCTGTGGCGGACGCCAAGTTCGAGTGGAGTGCGGCCCGCCTGAAAGCCAAGGAGCAGCGAGAGAAACAGGAAAAGAGTCGGGGGGCACCGGTTGAATTGCCCGTAATGCTCGGCCAGGAGCAGAAGAAGCTGGAAAGCAAGGGCACGTTCAACGCCCTTGCCGCGCGTGGGCTGGGGTCCAATTCTCTTGCCGAGCGAACAGCCAGGGCGACCGAACGCGGCGCCGACCTGTTGAAAAAGATCGACGAGCAAGCCCGTAGGGCAGGAGCAGTATTCGCATGACCGTCGAAATCTTCGAGGCATTCGGCAGCGGCCGGGCGACGTCTGGCCGCATCGACACTGACGAACTGCGGTTCATCGTCACCGGGACCGAGGACGAGTCCGAGGTCATCGGCACCGTCAAGGCATACGTGCCGGCATCGCTAGGTGTCATGCAGCCGCAGAATGTCGAGGTCAATCCGCTCGGCAGCGGCATCTGGGAAGCGATCGTCCCGTACGAAGGCAAAGAAGACGAGACGCAGTACACGTTCGAGACGGGCGGTGCCACGGCGCACATCACGCAATCCCTGGAGACGATCGCACGTTACGCCGCGGCCGGGGAGACGGCGCCGAACTTCAACGGCGCCATCGGCGTCAACGGCGACAACATCGACGGCACGGATATCACGATCCCGATCTACAACTTCACCGAAACGCGCAAGATGTTCGCGTCCACGGTCACGTCCGGCTACAAGGCGGCCCTGTTTGCCGCCACCGGAAAGGTCAATAACGCGGCCTTCAAGGGGTTCTCGGCGGGAGAAGTGCTGTTTCTGGGGGCCAGCGGATCGAAGACCGGCGTGGAGCACTGGGAGATCGCGTTCAAGTTCGCCGCCAGCCCGAACGTGACGAACCTCGACGTCGGCGGCATCACAGTATCCAGCAAGAAGGGCTGGGAATACCTGTGGGTGCGGTTTCGCGACGCTGACGACGCCGCAGCGAAATCGCTGGTGAAACGCCCGGCGGCCGCCTACGTCGAGCGCGTGTATGAGTCGGCCGACTTCTCCACGCTGGGAATCGGCACATGAACGGCGACGCATTCCAGCGGGCACGGCCGGGTGAAAAGCTGAAGCTGTCGGCCACGGCGTGGAACGCGTGCCTCGATGCAGCCGAGGCGCACAAGCGCGGCCAGCCCGGCATGGGCGGCGGGCCGATTCAGTTCCGACAGGCTGACATCGTGCTGGTGAAGAATGCCAGCGGCAGCGATGTCAGCCGGTTCGAGGTGCTTGGAATCGACGGTGTCATCGTCACGCCCGATGACTCCTTGATCGAGTTCCAGAATCAAGTTGCCTTGCGCGGCATCACGCCAGACAAAGACGATCATGCCGGGAAGTTTGTCATCTGCCTGGATCCGATCGCTGACGGAAAGATCGGCCGCGCGTGGGTGTCCGGAGTCTGTCTGGTTCAGGTGTCAATTGCAGACGTCAACCACAGATTCTGCGACGTACTGGACGCAGATCGCGGCAAGCTGCTGTCGAGTGCCAATGGGTCTGCCCGCATTCTCTACAAGCAAAACGCCGAGTTGGGCGTTGCATGGTGCGTCGTCCGCATGGGCGATGGCGGCGATTCCGTGCGGATTGGCAAGGTCGAAGCCGACTGGTCTCGTGGCACTTGCGCAACGGTCACCATCTGGGAATCAGGGGACGGCTGTGAGCCAACACAAAACGCCCCGGCTGAAACAATCGAAGATGTCACCAATCTTTCGCAAGACGTCCTTGCAAACTCGTGGGTTGTGATTGGCCGAGGGCATAACAGCCGCTGGTATTTGATCGAGGCCGGCTTCGACGGTGAGTGCAGAAAAACAATCGGCGGCGAGGACATCACCAAGTGGCCCGGCTGGAATGGCGAGGTCGAGCAAATCCTTGGCCACGACGCGAGCGGCTGTCTGAAGTGGTTCGACATCGCTAACTGCTCATCCGGTGGATCGTGACGCAGATCACAGTCCAAGACGGTCAAGTTGTCATCCGCGACGGCCTCGTCGGGACTGGGGTGGAGTGTTGCTGCGGATGCTGCTGCATTGACGGCGAGAAGGATCCGTCGAAGAAGTCGCAGTCAGCATGCGAACAGGCCGGCGGCGTGTGGACTGCCGGCGTAACGTGCGACAGCCCGTGCATGTGCTGCTCGTATAGGTACTTGTGCCGCGAGAAGGTCTGGTCGTTTTTTGAGTTCAACTACTCCGTTACGAACGCGCAGGGGCAGCCGATCCGTCAGTCCGACATGATCCCCGCCGAGCAGCCGCCAGGAACGCTCTACGTTTGGTCGGACTATCAGGCGTCTCAGCCGGGAAGTGGTGCCGCTGGGTGCGCCGGAACATCGCCAGCACGTCAAAACCACTTTGCAGCCGGCCACTGTTTCATCCCGAACTATTGCGTCGAACAGTGGACGACAGCCTACGCGACGCAGTGGTACTTCCGATTGCGTGTCGTGGACGACTGCGACGAATGTGGGTCGGACTACAACTACCCGTTCGTGCAGCCTGGGGCTGAAGAGGAGTGTGACGGCAACACGCAAATCTGGACTGCCCCGTGCTTCACTGGTACGGAAAGCATTTCTTGCGCACAGATTACAAGGCAGAACTGCCTGTCGGTTGGAACATATGGGGCGTGCGCTGAATCGCTCGGAATTTCACTGTGCGAGAACCCGTTCCCGTGATTACCGGACCTCGTCACAAGTTTGAGTCCAGGTGCCGCGAGCGTGGATACACGCTCGACGATGTGCAACAGTGCATCGTCAGCCACGACGGCGACGAGATCACGGTCGACGAGACGCATCCGGCATACCCTCGCGCGAGGCCGGGCATCGCCACTCGTGCCGTCAACTTCGCCACCTCGGCCGCGAAACACATCGCCGCCGGGATGCCCCAGTGCAGCGACGCCGAGCGCGAGCGGCGGTTCGCCATCTGCCAGGGCTGCGAGTTCTACGACGGCTCGGCGTGCTCGAAGTGCGGCTGCCCTGTTGCTCGCGAGCGGAAATGGCTGTCCAAGCTCTCGTGGGCTGGAGAATCCTGCCCGGTTGGAAAATGGCTGGCAGAAATAAAACAGCCTGAAAGTTGATTTGCCAGACACGCAAGGAGGCACGAATGCCAAAGGGACAAGTCGGCGGCGACGCGATCACCGAAATGGCCCGCCGTCTGTGCGAGGATCACCCGGACGCCCCGGCGAAGACGCTGGGCCGCCGCCTCCACGCCGAGGCGAACGGGGCGATCACGCTGGCCGCGGCCTACAACCGCATCCGCCGGCAGTTCGGCATCTGCGGGGCGTTTTCGCGTGGAAGGATGCCTGGCGTGAAGCCACGGGCCAAGCGGAAGGCGGGCCAGGCACCGGCCATGCCGCCGTCGAAGGCCGAGGCCTGGGGGCCGCACGACCTGGGCGTCACGGGAAACGTGGGCGTGCTCTCCGACATCCATGTCCCCTACCACGACGAGGTCGCGCTCCGAGCCGCGGTCGACCAACTCCAGGGCGACCGGATCGACGCCCTCGTGCTGAACGGCGACATCGCGGACTTCTACGCGATCAGCCGCTACATCAAAGACCCGCGGAAGCGGAACTTCAAGGCGGAGGTCCAGGCTGTCCGCGACATGCTGGCCTGGATCCGCGGCCAGTTCCCCGAGATCCCGATCGTGTTCAAGAGCGGAAACCACGAGGAACGTTATTCCCACTGGCTCTGGCAGCACGCCCCCGAAATCTCCGACGAGCCGCGGATGGGCCTCGACCAGTGGCTCGACATGGACGACCACGGGATCGAGTTCGTCGAGGACCAGCGGCCGATCATGGCCGGCGAGCTGCCGATCCTCCACGGCCACGAGAAAGGCAAGGGCATCAGCGCGCCTGTGAACCAGGCCCGCGGAGCGTTCCTCCGGCTTCACCACACCGTCCTCGAAGGGCACGGCCACCGCACGAGTGCCCACTGCGAGCCCGACATGTTCGGCCGCGAGGTCTTCTGTTGGTCGACGGGCTGCCTGGCCGACCTCCGGCCGGGATACGCGAGGCTGAACAAATACAACCACGGTTTCGCGAGCGTGCGCGTCCAGGCGGACGGGCAGTTCGACGTTTCCAATTTCCGAATCGCGAATGGGAAGGTGAGGTCGTCGTGAGCACGCCGCGGCCATGGGTCTACATCGCGTCGCCGTACACACGCGGTGACCAAGCGTGCAACACCCGCTTTCAGCTACGGATGTGGGACGCTCTCTTCGATGTCGGAGCGGTTCCGATCGCCCCGCTGTGGAGTCATTTTCAGCACCTGCACAACCCGCGGCCCTACCGTGACTGGGTCGAGTACGACAACGAACTCATCTCGCGGTGCGACGCGTGCCTGCGGTTGCCGGCGACCGACGAGGGCACGGGCTACGTGCAGCACGAATCGAGCGGCGCGGACGCGGAAGTGACGCTGTTTCGGTCGCTGGGGAAGCCGGTGTTTCACGACTTCTACTCGCTCAAGCAATGGATCGACGACCTGGCGGAGGCTCACGCGTGAAGATCATCGGATTTGCAGGCCGAATCGGTTCCGGGAAGACGCTGGCCGCGTCGATGGTGCCGGATGCCCACTGTCTCCAGTGGGCCGACCCGATCTACCGCGGTCTTTCGGCCATGTTCGAAGTGCCGGAAGAGGTGCTCCGCAGCCGCGCCCAGAAGGAAGCCGGCTTCGCCTGCGGTGAGATCGAGGTCGTTCCTCGCGACCTGCTCCGCACCCTTGGGACCGAGTGGGGCCGTGAGCTCGTCCACCCGGACCTCTGGGTGTCCCTGACCATGGCCCGGATCGACCGATTGCACGACCAGATCGGTGCCGACACGTTCGCCATCTGCGGGACGCGATTCCCGAACGAAATCGCGGCGATCCGCGACCGCGGCGGGGAGGTGTGGTGGGTTGACCGCCCCGGGCTTCCCATTGGCACGCATTCCAGCGACTTCCGGATCGGGCCGGACGACTGCGACGACGTGATCCTCAACGACGGCACCTTCTCGCAGCTGCGGCACCGCGTGCTCGGGGCGTGGGCCGCTTACACCGGGAGGATTCCATGTCCGGTCCGCTGATTGCCTTCACGGGGCTGATCTACGCCTACGTCGCCGCGGAATTGGCGTGGGCCGGAAAGCCCGGACTTGCCATCGCCTACGCCGGCTACGCGTTCGCCAACATTGGTCTCTATATCGCCGCCACGAGGTGACCCATGCGAGCCGTCTGCGACCTCCCGCCCGAAACCTGTGCCTGGATGGAGTCCGTGCTCCGCGAGCTCGAGGACGCCGGCGTCACGGTACGGTTAGTGGACGCCGAGCAGGCCGACTGCGGAGGCTCGAAGGTCGGAGGCTACTTTGACGAGAACGCCCCGGAGTTCGTCGTGGCGACGGGTGGTCCGACGCATGTCTGGCTGTCGGTGTTCGTCCACGAGTACTGCCACTTCCGGCAGTCACAGAACGAGACGGCATCATGGACGGCGAAACTGGCCGGGGAATGCTGCCCACAGGAGGCTTTCGACGCGTGGCTGGCTGGGGTGGTGGAAATGACGCCTGAGCAGCTGCGGGCGGCCGTCGGGCTCGTGCTGACCATGGAGCGGGAGTGCGAGACGATGGCCCTGGAGACGCTCCAGGGGACTCCAGAAATCCCGATCGACCGGGAATGGTACATCCGGGCGGCGAACGTCTACCTCGGCTTCTACGGCGTCGTGATGCGGACGCGGCGGTGGTACGACCGGTCGCCCTACTCCCGGCCCGATCCGCTGGCGCTCGTGCCCGGCGACCGGCTTCTGTCGGTCAACGAGGCGATGGCGCCGACGCCGGCGTTCGTCGAGGCGATCCGCGAAACGTGCTACCTACCGGCGGGGCTGCGGGTCGTTGGGTGACGGATCGAACTCGCGACCGCGATACGCATACAAACCGTCTGAGCCTGGGCGGTTATCGCGAATCCCGATGAACTCTCGCCATTCGTACACATGCGACACGACAGTGCCGCATTCCACAACTGGGACCGCAACGGCCCAGCCGACAAATTGGGCCGCCTGCCCGTCGAGCGGTCCGCCATTGAAGAGGCCTGGGCGCTGCGCGTCACGCGGCATCACTTCACCTTCGGCGGCTCGGGTAGCGGCATCCAGTGGGTGACTACAAATGCTTTGTCTCCTTGGACATGCCACTTGCCATCTTCATAGATGCCGCGATCTGGAAGGTAGTTTGCGGTTTTCATATCGCAAACTAGATAGAACGTGCCATTGTCTTCAGGCAGTCGCTCGCTCACAGCGATCCATTCCTGCCGCATGATGTCTTCCACGCAGTTTGTCTCCAGCTTGTCGTTTTTGTGATTTACAACGAATTGATAGGTGACTTCCCAGGACTGTGGCTTGCGCAGAATCCACTCTAGAAACGTGCGAACCGTGCGTGGCTCGGAGATGCCGAACAGACTGACTCCTCGCGGCATAGAATCTTGCTGCTGCGCATTCACAACATTTAAGTCGTCGCTAACAATGCGGCTGTATAGCTCTGAGTCAGTTTTCAAAGCACTTTCAAGACTGAATAGTGGTCGCATCGCGTTTACGCCCTCTCGCGCTTTGCATGAGCCACGGACAATTCCTTCAGCACCTTGCCGACGTTGCGGTGCTGGTACGGACAGAATCGCATGGCTCTCACGCCTTCAGGCGATGGAACGATTGCTCGCGGCCACTTGTTTGGCCTCCGAATCGTGACGGTGACCAAAGTCGCGTCTACTCCATCCATCGGGGTTCCGTCGATGCCAGCGAGCATCATGTTGCCGCGCCGCGTTCTCCCGATCTTTCGATCGTTTAGGCTGCCGACCGCGGAGATAAGGTGTCGTAGCCTGCGTTGCATCCACGCTGTCGAAACGACGAAAATCTTTTTCTGCTCGTCGATCATCGCATCGCCTCCCATGTGATCGGCCGGCTGGGCGGCCCGGGGCATGGGAGTAGCCGCGAGCCGGCCCAAGCCGTGAGCGATAGTCTGGCCAGACCGTCGCGACCGTTTCGGTGAGGCTACATGGACGTGCTGCGGTTGTCCACGCTGTCATCGCCGGATCTTCGCCTCGACGATCGCACCTGGGCTGCGCTCGGCTTCCTCGCGTGTCTGGTCCCAGACGTTTCCATACTCGGGCTTGATCCGCGTGATCCGGACCGCGACCCGTGTGGTCGTGTCCTGCACCGCCAGCATCCAGGTCGCCGGGGCTATTTCCGACTCGCGGATCGGCTTCTGGCTCGTTGCCCGCAGGATGTTGTCGTCGCCGTGCATCACGGGCTCGCCGAATGAGTCCCAGCATTCGATTTCGACGTCGTACGCCTCTACCGTTCGGTCGCTGAGGTTGCACGCGTACACGGTCACTTCAGGCACTCCGATGCTGTTGTTTTCGAGCACGACGCCCCCGATGAGGAGCGGCCCGCCATGCCGAATCTTCTCCAGGGCAAACTCGCCAGGGGTCAAATCTTCGCGCAGCACGGGATTGTCCTCGTCTTGGTCGGCGCGTTCGCCGTGAACTCTGTTGGCGACCCGCCGGGCACGCTCCAGGTAGTCCGATGCGCTTCGTGCCCGCGCGCGGGCCAACTGCCGCTTTGCATCGGCGACCATGTCGCGAGCCTTCTTGGCCGCCTCTGTGTTTCGCTGGGCGAGGGCATACTGGAGCAACCCTTGGGACTCGACCAGTTCCCGCTGGGCCGCCTCGACGTCGATTCTGTGGGCCATCTTCGCAAGGCCGGCGGCACGTTTCTCGGCGGAAGGCTCGGCCGCGTGGCCCGTCGCGAGAACGACGCAAACTGCCACTGCGGCGGCGAAAACGGATCGCATGGGGAGTACCTCCTGTCGGTGGGTCTATCCTACCCCGCGCGTCAACCGGCCGCCCTTCTCCCGTTACCCGGAGGACGCGGACCCAACTCCCGTGGCCCTGGCAGTCCGTTTCCGGTCTGCGACTGGTCCTCGTAGGACTGCCGAAACACCGCTGGCGTGTTCCCGAGGTGCCGGTGCCCGGCCCCGCGGGCCTGGAGCTCGACGTCGGTGCCGCTGCCCCTGCGGATCCACTTCCACGTCCCGGGCCGGATACCGGCCCGGTGGACAAGCCGCTCCACCTGATCGCGGAACGTCTCGCCGCTCGCCGGCCACGGGCACACGAGCGACCTCGGGCACGCCTCCAGTGTGGACCGCAACGCCTCCATCGTGGTGCCCGACAACCGGAACGACGACACCTTCCCGGTCTTCGACTGGCTGATCGTGCATGATCCGTCCGGGCCGATGGACGCAACCCGGAGTGTCACGAGGTCGCCCCAGCGGACGCCAGAATCCCACGCCACCCGAATGGCGAGATCCCACCACGCCGCCCGCCGTAGTCCGCAGCGGTGCCACCGCGGGAGCGTGGCAGCGGCATCGAGCAGCCGCTCCACCTCGGCCTTCGTCCAGGCGGTGACGACGTTCTCGGGCAGACGAACCCGGCGAACCCTCCTCGCCCGCGGCTCGTTCGCGAGACCGTCATCGGCCGCCGCCCGCCACAGCGCCAGCAGCATCCCCTTTTTCCCGCGGACGGTATGCGGCCGCACCGTCTGCGAGTACGCCTGAAGCCACTCGGAGACGAGCCGCTCGTCGAGTTCCTCCATGCCGACCGGTCGACCGGCCCATCGCTCGAAGAGATCGACGACGATCTTGTACTGGCGGATGCTGCCGGCACGGATGTCGTGCGTCAGCGTGTATTCGTGCAGGTAGTCGCGGAGCGTCATGGTTGTATCCCATGTCTAGGGCGCTCCGTCGCCTGGTGTGGTGCCGTACAGAGGCACCAATGGTCATTCAACTTGGTCGCGTTCCTCACAATCCTTACGGGCGGTTCATTCCGTCATTGGTAGGGCATCGGTCTACGGAACCGAAGGTTGAAGGTTCGAGCCCTTCCGGGTGTATTCGGCTCACAGTCGACGGTACGTTCGATTGGGGGCCGGTGCAAAGAATTGGCACCGGAGGCCAGGAAAATGGCGACGGCGAGCGAAAGACACACTGGCGGGAGGCCGCGGACTCGGGAGCCGTCTGCGATTTTCCTACGTGTGCAGGCGATGGCAAAGCGTCGCGGGATTCCCCTGGACGAACTTGCCGAGCGAGCAGGAATTCGTCGGGCAACGATCTACGAACTGAGCGACCCTCGGGTGTCCACTGCCCGCGCGATCGCTGACGCCCTTGGCATCACGCTCGACCGCCTGACCCGCGAAGAGCCGGCATCGAAGCGAACGGCCCGCAAGCGGTCGGCGTGACAGCTGAGTGGCGACGCAGTCAAGACCGTCAGCCAGTCGGCGCCCCCCCGAGCAACTTGAACGCCATGCTGGCAATCACTGCAACGCCACCGCAGGCCATGCACGCCCGCAGCCACCACGAAAGCCTTGCAGTTTCGATTTGCTCTTCGTTTGTTGCCTTGCAGATATCGCCCAGCACAGTGGCCGCGGATCCGTCGTCGTCCACTTGGACCAGGAAGTGCCAGAGGCTATCGCGATCGGTTCCGCTCGGGATTCCGACGCCGCCTGGAGCCCATGCGAAGTACGCGCAGAGAAACGCCGCATTGAGTGAAACGAGCAGCACCGCCAACGCCGCTGCCCTTGCGAGTGTTGCCGCTGCGGAGACGTCCACGTCCTTAAACATCAGGCCGACGGCCGCAATTGCGGCGCCGAGAACGATTGCCACCCGGTCGGCCACGCGTCGCCGCGAGGCAACTTGTCCCTCATAGTTTCGCCACGCGAGATCGAGCACGCGTTTCTTATTTTCCGAGGTATCCATGACAACTCCAGGCAATAATTCAAACCAATCCACTCCGCAAAACGCGGCAATCCCCAAGGCCCCAGAGACGCGGCCCGCCGTTACCCAGACGATGATAAAGGCTTCGCAGAATCAGCCGCAGGCCGAAAAGCGGCAGTAACGCGATGTGGTCAGTGATTACCGAGTGGCTTCTCAAGGGCGTTTCCCCGGTCGCCGTCGCCGGCGGGCTTGCCTGGGCATGTCGAGTGGTAACTCGGCGTCGCGCTGCCGAGCGGGCGAGGGCCGCGTACGTCGACGGGCTTCCGTTCGAGTGCAAGTGCGTCTTGATGGAGTTCGTTGCCAAAGGAAACCGCGTCCAACTGCCCTCGTGGAACAAGTGGGTTGAGATCCTCGAGCATGATCGCGTGATCCGAAGACATAGCAGCGCCGGTGGCTTCGATGCGGCCAGTTACATTTTCGCCATCGACGATGAAATGCTGGCTTTTCTGAAACGTCGCCCCCCAGTAAAAACCCCAGAAGTATCCAAATAGCAGGCATAGGTATGGAAGCGCGTTGTCCACCGCAAAGATGATACGGTCCAGCACTTCGCTACCAGATCGGCGCGGCGCAGCACGCAACTTGCGGTAGTCAGGTGTCATGCGATGCTCCCATGAAAGGACGAGGATACCCGGATTCGTGTAGCAGTCGCAGCAGGAGTTCGCGCAAAGCCTCTTTCGATTCTGGACTCTGAACCACGAACGACTTCGCGTAGAAGCGGATCGCCTTCAGGCAGTCGGCGGGATCGGCCGGCAGTAGCCAGCTCTGGGGCTCCCGGTCTGGTTTGTGTGGACGGCCACGATTGGGCTTTGCCCTGTTTCCGTGTGCCCGACCGTCCTTTTTGGTCAGTGCTTCGATGATGGCTTTTCGCGGCGTCCCGGGCGGTAGCGCTGTTGCCACGGCTATCAACCGAGCCGCCTCGACCTTCAGCAGCCCGGTCGATATTTCTCGTTCGATCCCGAGCCTCTGCGCTGCCTCCTGGAACTTGCCGGCCCTCCGGACGGTGGCCTCATCAACGCCGTAATCTTCCGCCAACTGATCGGCTGTGCGGCGATGCTTTCTGCCGGCGTAGGCGTGCGACTTACGGCCGTGTCCGCCGTTCGGGTCTTTCGTTCGGTTATAGAGCCGGCCGAGGAGCAGCGTGAAATCGGAGCGGCTCAAGTTCCTCCGCCCGAGTTGGTTCCGCTCCATCCACTTCGCCGCCTGGTCACGGTCTGCAAACCGCAGACCCTTCGCGGTGAACGGCAGCCTGAGCCGCCGGCAGATGGCGAGTCGGTTGTGGCCGTCGAGTAGCACAGGATGCGAACCGTCTCCGCGATCCCACACGATCAGCGGGTCACGCGCCCCGCCTTGCTCAAGGAGGCTGGCTTCGAGTTCCCGCAGTTCGTCAGCTGCCAGCGGCGGAATCAGCGCGGCCAGCTCTTCGTCGATGGCAATCGCGACGGACGGATCGACGTCCACCAGGTCACGATCCGTTGTCTCGCAAGAAGCAATGGCCATGCTGGCATCATTCCCAGAGGCGTGCTTGATCCCTGAATCACCGCGGATTCTAGCGGTTTTACGCACCCCCGTAAAACACTCTTGACGGCGTGTACGCCTAACCGTACAACCCCTCCCCGTAACGCTCGCAGTGAGCATTGCCGCGACGCACCAGCGGTCGCGTAAACGGATTCTCCAGGCAAGGGATGCCAGCATGACCGCACGCAAGGCCAGCAGCGTGGCATCCCGTTTCACGGGAGCACGCCATGCGAAATCGCATCGCGGGATTCAGCACGGGATTCACGGTCGAGCCGCTCGACGATCGGCTCATCGACGAACGGATGGCGCAGGAGTTCGCCCGGTGGACGCCAGCACAGCGTCGCGTCCGCAGGATGTTCGCACGGATGCGACGACGGAGGATCCGTCGACTGCTGCGGATGCACTTCGCCCCGGCCGCCACGGAGGGCGCCCGGGATGCTGAAACTGCGTCGAACTGTGGGCGAGCGGATTGTGGTGATTCCGCCGGATTCCGGGCCTATTCGTGTAACGCTTGTGGAAGTCCGCGGCGGCAAGGTGTGGCTGGGCTTCGAGGCGGACTCGGAAACGGAGATTCTCCGCGAGGAGCTCTACGAAGCGATGGTGCGGGACGGGGACCGGCAGCCGGTCGAGTGAGCACGGTTGCGGCTGCCTATCACGACCGCCAGCCGGGCGACGCTGAAGCCTCAGCGGCCGCCGATGCGATGGCAGAGCACGCTGGGTTCGGCCGCGGCGACGTCGTGCGGTTCACAGACGACTACCTCGGCTTCGACGCGGAGCCGGCGCGTGTCCTCAACACGCTCCCAGGCCGGCAGCTCGTGGTCGAGACCATCGACGGGCGGTACGAGGTCGTGATCGATGAGCGACAGGTGATCGCGTGGGGGTGCCCATGAACACGGCGGCGGCTGTGTGTGTCGGGTTCGCGTTTGGTGTGTCCGTGACGTCGATCACGGCCGTTGTGGCGGTGTGGTGGTCGATTCACTTTTTCAACCAGGGAGGTCGGTGATGGCGAGTGCCGAAACGACGATTGCGACACGGGAGCCGGCAAAGCGGTCCGTGTTGCTGGCCATGGCGAGCCGGTTCGGGATGGAGGCCGCCGCATTCGAGGCGACCGTCCGCGCAACGTGCGGGTGCGCTGGTGCGACGCGAGAAGAGTTCGCCGCTTTCCTGCTCGTGGCGAACGAGTACGGCCTGAATCCCGTCACGCGGGAGATATACGCCTTCCCGAAGAAGGGCGGCGGAATCCAGCCGATCGTGGGCGTCGACGGGTGGATGCGGATGGCGAACGCTCACCCGGAGTTTGACGGGCTCGAGGTCGACTTCCAGCACGACGACGCCGGGAAGTTGCTGTCGGCCACGGCCCGCGTCCACAGGAAGGACCGGACACACGCCGTCGTCGTGACGGAGTACCTGGCGGAGTGCTACAGGAACACGGACCCGTGGAAGATGCCGCACCGCATGCTGCGGCACAAGGCCGCGATCCAGGGCATCCGCTACGCGTTCGGCTTCGCGGGCATCATGGAGCCCGACGAGGCGGAGGGAATCGTCGAACGCCCCGCCGTGACCTACACGCCCGAGCCCCGCGCGGTGCAGCAGCTTCCGGCCCTCGCCGATGACGAGTGGCAGCGGCAGTTGCCGGTGTGGCGCAAGACCGTCGAGAGCGGAAAGAAGTCGGCCGCCGACATCCTGGCTCTGGCGCAGATCCGGTGGTCCATCACAGACGACCAGGCCGACACGATCATGCTCCTCGGGGCAAAGGTCGCGCCGGACGGCGAGGTCATCGAGGCCGTGTTGGTCGACCGTGGCGACGCGTGGGAGCCGCCGGTCGGCGAGGAAGGGGGTGCGCAATGAAGACCGTCTCCCTCGTCCAGGGCTCGCCCGAGTGGCTGGCCCACAGGGCCAAACACTTCAACGCGTCCGACGCCCCGGCCATGCTGGGTGTTTCGCCGCACAAGACCCGCCGGCAGCTGCTCGCGGAAACGGCGACCGGCATCACGCCCGAGGTCGACGCCGCGACCCAGCGGCGGTTCAACATGGGGCACCGGCTGGAGGCCCTGGCGAGGCCGATTGCCGAGCAGATCGTCGGCGAGCCGCTCTACCCGGTGACGGGCACGAACGGCCGCTAC